CCTTCGAGCGTCCTCCGCGGAAAAACGTTCAACTGACTGTGGTTTTCATTTTAGAAAGCACTTAAGGGTATGGGTATGCGGTATTCAGGAACTTGCGACCAATGTCGTATAGGCTGACTTGTCTTACACGGAAGACAATATTCACGATAGTAGTGTTGCCACACTGGTTTCATGTGCAATTCCAAAAGTGGATGGTCGAGAGGTTGAAGTTCAGTGAGACCATCCAGCCAGTTTTCCAACATGGTTTGATGCTCAATGGGAATATTGTACAATTTCTGAACCAACAATCTCGTTCTCATGCCAACCTCCACTTGGAGCACAGGGTGACTAACTGCCTCTAATAGTTGTTCCCTCTCCCACAAATTCTGCCAGCGGTCCACTAATGTATCAATGTTTTGACCACGAGTGACCCGCAATCCATACCTGCTCAACGCTGACAGGATGGGGCAGCCAGGATATTGGTATGCTAGGGACAGGGCCTTGCACCTCAAAAGCCCTCTTTTCTTGGAATCCCTAGCTTGAGCATATTGTGACGTTGCCCAACCAAATCCTGCCAAGACTTCTCTAGGATCTGTAACATTGTGTAAGTCATCGACATCGAACACAAGACCGCAGAATGACATTTCCGACAAACTACGGTGCACCTCTAATTTAATGTTAAGTCCTATACGAGAGAAGTCTTGAGATGAAGGCACCTTGCCAATGATGCGGGCCGCACAATCGTCGCCCTCAACAACAGCAATTGCCTCCGAACCGAGGCGATCGCACACAAATAACAGGAACATAAGGTTCGAAAACCCATTGCCCAATGATGTGCACATCTCCCCAGACATACGCGTTGCCTCTAATTTTACAGTAAAATTTTTGAACTTGCAGACGTTTGTACCAGCTATGATCTCTCTATTTAGACGCATGAATTCATCATGTTCCGGCAGATGCTCAGTAACATAATCATATAATTCAAACTCACACGCGTCCATGAGATCCTTGACGAACAAACTCTCAAATGCAGTATAGTCTGTGGCTATATAGGTTGAGCCAACAGAGAACAGCCGCTCCATTATATACTTGGGCCGATCATTAACGGGGATTTTCTTGATGAACTCATCACGACAAAATACTTGTTTTTCTATCAGTTTGAAAATCGGACCTACTGCACATTTGAATTCGTCAGATCGAGAGTTGATTGCCCTAGCATGTTTGTATTCGGTATATGGCTCGTCCTTCTGAAAGGACTTGCACTTCATATAACGTTCATCTTCCCAAATACTGCCTACCTTGCTCCAGGTCATTCTCAACTCTTGCTTCCTCCATAAAGGATATGGTGTATTGTCTAACCACGTATCAACGCTAGTATCAGCGTTAGGAGGAAGTTGCTGGATGTTTTTCCGCACCCATACACGCACAAAGTCCCTCAATTGATGCACAAGCGCTTGCTCCGGGACTGGTGGAGCTACGGCAAAACGCTTGCTAACCCCAGCGCGCATTGTGTCAGGGTCTTGCGGGCACGGGTGTGGTAGTGCGGCTCCGGCAACGTGGCATCCCAAACTGGACATCACTACCGGCCTCACTGACAAATCCACCACACGAGTTGGGCTGATGGTCGCCGAACTCTTCACAGGGGGCAAATGAGGCAACAACACCTCCCCATACCTGTAACCGTACGCACAAGTGACACCATCGCGGCTGCTCACTGGGGCTGGGGAAAAGAATGGTGGGCGGAACGCAGCCCCACCATTGATCTCCACATGTCTAAAGCCAAAAGACATGTATCTTGATGAATGAAATCACCCTTCAAAACGTGCAATCGATCAATATCGACTGTTTGCACGTTTTGCGCAGTGTAGCACAATTTCTCCCAAACTATGTCCTCCTTAGCTGTAAGGCGCATGTTGTTAGGAGTGGCTACTTGGGAGAGTAACTCTAAGTCCACCTTACAGTCTCTCTCATGCTCCTTTCCGTCGTCGTCGTACCACACATATTTGACCAAAGCTATGACACTGGCGTGCTTGAGTTCGGACAGAGAAACATTGTCCGACCTCCTCCCTGGGTCCGATGCCTCAAACCCCAAGAGCACCCAGCGCTCACGCAACATTTTACATTTTAGTGTGCACGACCACACAAAGACGACGAAGGACAGTGCCATAATAATACAAGGCACTAAGAATGATTTTTCATAATGTAGGAAAGAGATTAGGCCCCAAAAGCTACTTGCGACCGTGTAATTCGTAAGTCTGTAGCTGTTATAATACAGGAATAGGATCACACTCAGCATAGACACAACTGAGAGCAAACCAAACGTCTTCCTGATGTGCAATATTTGGTGCATCTCATACCCATCTCTCTTCCATTCTAATTTATCACGCCCGAAGACGGAGTGACCAGCAAAAGCTGCTTTAATTGCATCAACGTCATTATCGATCCCAGCATCGCATGCGTTGTTGCGGAGTTCCTCCATTTCTTTCTCCTGCTCCCTCATAACTGCGCCAATGTCCTTAAGGGCATCATTGGCTCCAGCTAGTTGACTATGCATCTCAGATATGCCGCGAGACAAAGCATTCATCTTGATGTTCTGCTTTATAGTTTTTATAGCAGGTAATAGCGGGTTCTTCTCTCTCCTTGGACATGGCGGCGGGCGTGGCGGCTGTATTTGCCGTAGCCCCACGGTGTCTTCATCACCTCGCGCGCTATTTCCAGCTGGGTTTTTGGGGGTCCATACCCGTTTTCCAGGGCCTCGAGCATCGCCAAATTTTCCATCGCCTCTTGGTGCGTTGAGGCGCTTCGGTTTATTGTATTGGCTGTGTCCATTTGTGTTACTATTATTGCTACTCATATTGAATGTATTTGTCATTAGTTCCATTGCACTGGAAAATTTTGTGAAAGTCACTGCATTTATGAGAAGCATTTTATAGTCATCCGCTCGGACTAGGACGTGTCCCTCACCTATCGTTGTGGGTGTCACGGTGTTGATTCTTTGCATCTATCAACACTTACCCGCGCGAGTTGCCGCCAACATACATGCATGCGATGTTGGGTCCTCCACGCGGGTACGACCTATGGGGATCGGTCAAATCGGAAAGGCTCTTGGGGGAGCTTTGGGCACTGTTCCACATTCCTGTTGTTCCTTCTCTTTCGCTTCGTCTTAGTCTCTTCGAACCGGCGTGGAGTGCAAGGCAGGGAACTGTACTGGGTACCCGGGGCGCCACAAAGGGGGCGCACGTACCTCGTCAGGGAAAATCGCACAT